AACTAGCAAAATTGTAACCGAAAAGATTCTCGAAAAATAAAAATCCAGGAGTTCCCCTTTCATCAATTGCCAGTTTAGCAACCTCCGTTATAGCCTTAATCGGTGAAACTGTCGGAAAAACTATCTTCTTTACACCTAAAGAGGGGTCAAAAATGCCATCTTTTATTTTACTATCTGGCGCTTTCATATAATCTTTTAATATGAATAGAGCAATCTCTGTTAAAGTTCTATCACCAAAAGATTGACAGACTCTTGTCACGGTGGATTGAATAAATTCTTCAGAAACAAAATGTAAGATATATGTTTCAGAATTCATGTTAACCATTTTTCTATTGGTTAATTTATAAATTCTGAATATTCTTTTTATACTCAATTCATCATCATTAGTTTTACCGATATTTACCAAAAGAAACTCATTACCATCCAAAAGTAAATTGTGTATCAATCCACTAGAATCTTTTATTAGAATGTTACCGTTAAGACAAGGTTGAAAAATAGAATCAAAAATGTTTAACTCTTCATATAACTGTGTTATATCTAATTCTGTTTCATTTTTTGTACTGATTTTTAATTCTTTTATTCTAAAACCAGTAGATTTAAAATAATCTAATTCCATATTATTTGGTTAGTTGTCTGAATTCTTTTTCAACAAAAGGCACGAATTCTTGTTTTAATAGTTTAATTTTTCTTTTTTCTTCATTATTTTCTATTTCATAATCATAGTATGTTTTTGTTCCTCTAGTTCTTCTTAGTTCTATTTGTGTACTATCACTTAATGTATAATTATTAGAAGTAACTGGAGAAGTATTTGCATAATCTTGTTGTGTTATAATTATTGTTTTTTCTTCACTTTGTTTAGTACTTATTATAGTTTTCTTTTCTTTTACAAAATATTCTTTAACGTTAGATTCTGCCCATTGAATACCTGTATTTGAAGTGTTCGCTGTATCGGCATACTCGCTGGTGGAATATTTTAAATTAATATATTTGTTCAAAGAATAACCATTCATTGGCCAATCGTTTGATGGATTTATTATATTATTTACCATCAGTATGATCCAATGTCTTTCGGGTGAATTATAAATTTTCGAAGCAAGTATTTCGGGTGTTTCACCTTCAGGAACAATGTAATCATAATAAACTACAGAGTTTTCTCTAAAGGCATCATTAAATTTAAATTTAAAAGTTAAGTTCGTTACAACATCAACCGAAGTTTTTTCGTCATCGTTGAAATAAGGAACTTGAGGGAAGTAATTAAAATATTTTGCCATTTTTTTATCTTAATTGAGCAGAGGAGCTACGACTCTCGATTGAGTTATTTTCATCGCCAGAAAAATCCGTAACTGAAAGTCCACCCCTGTCGTTGTAAGTTTGTTTTGTAAGAATTTCTGTTTCTTGGAAAACTAACGATAATTTTATACCGACCGGCATACCAGTCTTACCTAAAACTGGTCTACCAGCATTACCAGGAACTTCATATGCAGACCAGCCATTAGGTGCATAATCGGTATCAATCGAAGTCAAAACGCAAGTTGAAATTGGTGGAATGTTTGGATTTATTCTTCCATTATAATAAAATTTAATATCGAATTCTGAAGGAGGAACTAAAAAGAAAGCACCTAATCCTCCAGCAGAACCTTCTTGTAAGATTTCTGGAGCTTGATGAAACCTAAGTCTGTTTAAAATTTTATGTATCTCTAAAGCTTCTTTTGAACTTCTTGGATATAACATAAAATCAAATCTAAATTCTCTAAAAGATGGAGATGTATAAATTAATTCTAATTGAGGATTAATTACTGTGCCTGTAGCCGAAGCAAAAACTGCTGTGCCTGCATTACCGCCAAAATTCTGTAATGCTCTAGAAGCGATAAATGGAGTTATATTTCTAATGGTCTCCTTTAATTTATCACCCTGATACTCCTTTAAAGAACTATAACCTGCAGCTGCAGCCGATAATAAAGCTAAAGGAGAATTACCAAATTCAGCCGTTGAATATTGTTGATTATTTGTGAAACTTAAAGTATCTGGCATATAAAGAGCAACCGTATCAGTTGTTCTCTCAATAGTTCTCAAACCTTTTCCACTAGTAAATAGGTCCGCACCAGAAAAAAGAACTTCGCCGGCTCCTGCGACAACACTATCGGATTTTTCGGCGATACTTTTAATGGTATCCGGCGAAACTCCAAGTGACTGAACTCCTCTGGAAACTGAAGATGATATTATATCTTTTATCTGTCCAGCAAAATTGATTAACTGTTTAGTTTCTTTTAAATTTGTTACATCATTAGAAAAAGTTTTTAAATTTTGGCCTGTAGAAGATAAAGCTTGTGCAGTTCCGTTATTTTTTTGATTTTGCAAAATTGTAGGAAGATCGTTAGTTGTATCTCTTCTAAAAGCCTTTTGAGTTTTTACCTGTTGGTTAACATGTATCACCATATAGTGTCCCTTATCTAAGGAACCAATATCGAGTGGGTATCTAAGTACATTACTCTCGTATGCACTAGGTAAAAGAGAACCCCGTTGAGCCGTGTTTGTGGGATCTTTTATCTTTATGTCTGTTAAACTGAAAAAAGGCATATCTTTCCTTTGTTGAATATATAATATTTATGCCATATACAGGAAAGTTTACTCCACTCAACCCGTCAAAATATAAGGGTGATACTACCAACATAATCTTTCGTTCTTCTTGGGAACTGAGGGTTATGAAGTACCTAGATGAAAATCCGGGAGTAGTTTGGTGGGCATCTGAAGAATTGTTTATTCCATACAGAAGTCCAATAGACAATAAAATGCACCGTTATTTTCCAGACTTCATAGTAAAAACTCAGAAAAAGGACGGGTCGGTGATGACTCATATTTTAGAAGTGAAACCAGAAGTTCAAACTAAAAGACCCGTACAGAAAAGAAAAACAAAAAGATTTCTACAAGAGTCTATGACCTATGCCATAAATCAAGAGAAGTGGAAAGCCGCCGATATATTCTGTAAAGAAAGAGGTTGGCAGTTCAAAATACTCACCGAAAGGGATTTAGGTCTAGTATAAATAGTCGATGGCATATCTAATCGACCGTATTCAAGCTTCACTACAAAAAGAAGGTTTCGCCTCTAGGTCCAGAGAATCTAGAGATTGGTTACGCACGAAAGTCGCAAACTTAAAACCCACTAAAGCAAGTTTGATGAATGACATGGCAAGACTTCGTGAAAGAAGTATTGTTGGCAAACTTTACTTTTTCGTTTATGATCCTAAGACTAAAGACAAAATGAAGTACTATGATACCTTTCCTTTAGTTTTGCCAATAGAACCATATAACGACGGATTTTTAGGATTGAATATTCACTATATTCATCCAAAACAAAGATTAATATTACTTGATAAACTAAGTTCCTATGCAACGAACGACAAGTTTGATAACACCACAAAACTTAGGTTATCTTATCAAACACTAAAGTCAGCATCTAAAATTTTTGAACAAAATGCCTGTATAAAGCGTTATCTATTTACTCAAATGCAATCTAGATTTTTAGAGATTAGTGCAGATGAGTGGGATATTGCTGCTTTGTTACCGGTAGAAAGTTTTACTTCAGAAAAAAAACCTATTTCAAAATCACAAGTATTTCAGGACTCAAAGGAATTATTTTAATGTCTTTTACACCAACTTTATTTCTATCGCACATAAAATCTAAAGACGGGTTAGCCAGACCAAATAGGTTTAAAATGATTCTTCCTATTCCACGATATATTGACGGTAACATAGACAGTAACGTATTGGAACAATTGTTAAATTTACCAAACACATTAGTTACCGATGTTACCGATTGGGTTAGTCGCGCAACAACTTATGAAAGAACAGGAAAATCTTGGCCATCAGGAGATCCAAGAAGAGGATCAAACCCTAATATAACAAGATATCTATCGCTACAATGTGAAACAGCAGAGTTGCCAGGAAAAACATTACAAACAGCTGATGTCAAAATTTATGGACCTTCCTTTAAAGTTCCTTATCAAAAACAATACAATGATATAAGTTTGGGGTTTATTTGTACAAATGATTTCTATGAAAGAAAATTATTTGATTCTTGGATTAGTTCTATAATGAATCCAATTACAAACAATTTAAGATTCTCCCATGATGAAGAAACTCGTTATATGTCCAACATACAAATTCTTCAATATGATGATTTCATTAAACAAGTTTATGCAGTAAAATTAATAGATGCATTTCCAATAGGTGTTGCTGCAATGCCCTTGGCTTGGGGTGATGATGGTTATCATAGATTGACTGTTCAATTTGCATATCAAAAATATGAACCCATCTATGAAGGTTATACAGACCTTGGAGAAGCAGCAGCATCCTATTTCGGAGCGAAAAGCACAAAATTATTTGAAAATTTCTTTAGATTTTAAATGGAGATACTATGTTACCTAAAATTGATGTTCCAGTATATGAAATAAAATTACCTTCTTCTGGAGAGTCAGTAAGATTCAGACCTTTCACGGTAAAGGAAGAAAAATTATTTCTAATGGCATATGAATCTGACGATGCAAAATATTCAGTAGACACAATTATACAAGTTTTAAACAATTGTATTATAAGTGATATTGAAATAAAAGAATTGCCAACTTTTGATATCGAATATCTGTTTTTAAATCTTAGAGCTCGATCTATTGGAGAAGTTGTAAAGCTTCGTTATCGTTGTAACAATGATGTTGGTACGGAAGAAGAACCCAAAAAGTGCAACAGTTTAGTTGAAATGGAACTCAACATTTTAGAAGTTGAACCGACAAAAAATCCGGAACATACAAATAAAATAGAAATCACAAACGACTTGGGTATTGTTATGAAGTATCCAAAAATGTCATTAATTAAAGATAATACAGAAGTTGATGATTTTAATGTAGTTTTAGAATTGATTATTAATTGCATTGACTATATCTACGACAAAGACAACATTTATTATGCAAAAGATTCATCAAGCGAAGAACTAATGGAATTTTTAGATTCATTACAATCAAAAGAATTAGAAAAAATAAAAGTTTTCTTTGATACTATGCCTAAGATGAAAAAGAAAGTTGATTTTGAATGTAAAAAATGTGGATATCATGAAAACATTGAACTTGAAGGTCTACAAAGTTTTTTCGAATAATATTTGGTCATGACAACCTA